AAAGAAAAGTATCCTATCTTTTTTATGTCTGTGCCTGCTCGTAAAAACTCATCTACCAAATCTAGTAGTGTGGTTGTTTTGCCTGTGCCTGGTGGTCCTAATATAATTGTTTTCATACCTTGTTTTTTTCCAATCTTTCAGCCAAACTAGGCACTGGTTTAAAATTTCTTTTTTTTGAAGGCGGTTTGTAATATTGCGATAACTTTTCTTTTTTAAAAAAATCATGAAATCTTCTACTACACTGTATCTCCTCTGCTTCCTCTCCATCATAAGAATCTCTGTCAACAAATTCTCGCATTCCTACGTGATAAATAGTTTCAGTGTCCCCAAACATGTACGCGTTTTTTGCAAATATATTTAAAACATATTCATAGTATGTTTTAAAAGTTATATCTCTTTTACCCAACTCTTTAACAACATCCATAAAATCTTCCATTCGTATTCTGAGTTCCTTTGTTGTGTTGCTCATTAAAAAGGTGCCTCCTCGTACGTCGCTTTACTAATTGTAGGTTTTTCTTTTTTCATTGCTTTTATTTTTATTAGTCTTGGTTGTTGGTCTTTTATTACTGGTCTTTCTTCTGTTACAAAAATATCTTTTAGTGTTTTAATTAAGTTTGCAGTTTTTGTTTTATCCATCTCCCAACTATTCTTTTTACAGAACATATAAAAGTCATCTAATCTAAAGTATGTATGACCCTCATCTGTCCATGACATCTTTCTAAGTATATCCTCTTTTGTTCTTGCCTGCGGTCTGTTGACTGTGAAGTCATACAATAAATTTATTATTTGATTGACTGGGTCCAATGACTCCAATGGTTCTATCTCTTGCAGGTTTTGCATTAACATTTTTAGATGCACCTCTCTCCAGTCTTTTGCTTTTGGTATAGGTGATACTACGTTTGCCTGATCCAACACAGCTATGGCGAATAGATTAGGGTTGTGTAACTGTTCTGTTTTTAATTCTACTCTGTTGCCTGCAACATTTAAAAACCATTGTGGTGGATTTGATTTTATCTTTGTCAGTGTGTCTAGCTCTGGCATCTGTTCGTCTTCAAAACCAACGCCAAACCTTTTTGTTCGACACTTTGCAGTGTTACACACACCACAAATTGGCTGCTCTTTACACCTGTATTTATCGTAACCTCTTTTACCTATAGATTTTACCAGGGTCTGCACCTCTGCTGATTTTAATGGTGGGTTCATATACTTGTAGTTGTCTTCTTCTAAAATATCTTGCCAGTTGTCTGGATTAGTTTTCTGTCTGTATATTGCAAGATTAAATAGTGCATTGTTTCTAGAGCCCTCACCAAAACCCTCCTCTGCTAGACGGTTGAGACAAGGTGGTCCATCAGGAAATATCTCTACAACCTCTGCTTTTTTGACAACTATGCTCTCGATCTGCTCTCTTGTTTGTGACCATTCATCGTATATAGAATAGAATGATTCTAAACTAGCAGCGTTGCCACCAGCCTCAAAAGTATATCGTAAACCCCTGATACCACCATGGTACGGTAGGTTTAAAAAATTACCTGTATCTCCACGTTCAACTAATATTTCAGTTTGTTTCGGAAATATCTCGCTACCTGCATAGCCCAAAGCCTCTGACATTGCTTTGAGTTTTGATTGCATCAATGAAGCAGGTATAAATTCTTTTGCAAATAAAAATAAATGTGCACCACCAGACTTTGATCTGAAAGTCACCAACGGAAACCCCATGCCTTTGATGTTACGCATGATTGCCATGTGATCTAAATTGTATACATCTACATCTATGCAACCCCATTTACATTCGTTGTTTTCATTTATTGGTATGACTCCTAAAGCAGGTTCTTTACCTGCAAGATGATCCTCCCAAAGCTGATCTGATATGGGTTGTCGTTTTATGAAAGCTTTGCCTTCAGCTTTCCCGCTCTCTGTTTTTGAACCTGTGAGAATTAGCTGACCGTATGCGCTATTATTTCCTTCGAATATCTTTTTTAGTTTCATTTATCCTTTTAATTCTTTCTTCTTTTTGTTTCTTAGATTCTTTCAAACTTATATCCCACAACTCATCTTGTTCTAACCAATAC